CGCTTTTCGGCGAGTGTCCAGGTCTTCCAGTTTCCGATTGTGTGAGTCATAGAGATTGGTTCTAGCTCTTTCCAATTGTACAAGATCATTTGTGCGATTCTGAGATCGAGTTCTGATGGTTCCTTTAGACCCGTCAGACCCAGTCCCCCTAGCCATTCAGGAATGTACCATGGTAAGTTCATTTTTTTTAGGATATTTTTATTCTTTTTTATGAACATATCATGGACTGCTTCCCTCAGTCTCCAGGGTGCTGTTCTCAGCGCCTCCCTGTAACGGGTGCCAATGTTGTTCCATGGATCGCTTTGGTCGTTGAGACCTACTTTGTTGCCGGATCGTTTTAGTCCGTTCAATAAGCCCATGTTAACACTTGACACCTGGCTAAACTTGCTTATCCTTTGTCTGGCTTTTCCCTCGTGAAAGTCCCAAACAGTGATTGGTTCCTTCCTTACGAGGAAGTTTGTTGAATTGACATTCACAAACTCCCTTGATTGGAAGGTTTTTCCAATAGACTCTTTGAGCCCAATAAACTCGGTGAATTGCTGCCACATTAGATAGCCGAGATCGTTGGTGACCAATGCTACATCATCTCCGTTGAACATTCCTCGTATCCTCTTTAAGGGGATTCGACTTTGTTCAGGGGATGATAGTTCCATTGCTCTTCGACAGATCGCGGCGTTGGCAATATTTAGTACAGGAAAGGAAACAATACTACCCATCAACTGTCCTGTTGTTTGTTTTCTCCCACGAATTTGGTGGCCTGTCAGGGCGGCGGTGAATAATCGTCGTTCTACGGGGTATAGCTCACATGATTCTGCAATAGCATCTGCGATCTCTTCTGAGACCCAGCTGTGCAGGTTATCTGTAGCGGCCTCGTAGTCCCCGGACAGATAGAATTCATGAGCATCGAGGTCCTTTTCGCCTAATTGTTGAGTCATGTAGACTTCGTCTACCGGCTGTCCTATTAGCGTAAAGGCTCTTTGATGTCTCAGGATTCTATGCATGAACCTTTGGAGCGATTTTAGTAAGGTTTGTGTGTATGGTGGCCCCTTTGTTATAACTCGTATTTTGAGCGCTTCCGGAAGCCCCAGGGGTTCTGCCTCTGGTACTTCTGTACTTGCTGCTTCTAATACTCTCAGATACATTCTTTCAAATGCTTCTGTAAAGTTATATAGGGGTCGCTCCCCGTTCGTGTTTCGAGCAAAATCCAGAACTGATTCCTTTAGTTCTGGGGGTAGTTGGCCTAGTAGCGAGATCCCTTTGGAAAAGGGGTCTTGTTTAAGCGCCGCACTCAAGTACCCCCCGGGTCTTCGAATTCCTTCGAGGATCTTGGGGTTTTCAAGTATGGTGCCAACTGCACCTGCTCCTTTGCGATTGTTTATGTAATTCGCGGAGGTCGATGGAAAGAATGCTTCTGTTCTTTCTTGCGTTGTGAGTTTGTGGCCGTGAAAGATTTCTTTAACGGTCCTCCGAATTTCATAGCGTACGCTTTGTTGGGTTAAGTATACACTGAATTCTCCGGACGACTGGAGCGTCGTGATTCCTTGTCTGATAGTGGGCATTGTAACCACCCGTTCGATTATTGGTGCCGGGGTCCCTGTCAACCTTTCGGTTGTCTTGAACTCCGCCATCTTAATTTCAGAGTTAGATGCACGTGGCATTCCTCTTTTCGACTTTAAAATCGAATCCAGGAATGACATACGCGTCTCCGTGTCAGATTTTCGTAATAAGAGCGTGCAGTATCTGCCCGCTCTTCCTCCGATTAACTGACCCGGTGAATCTGTCATGTCGTCAAGCTGCCATGGCTTGACCGGTAGGGCTTGTGATGTGTGAAAGGCGAAGAATGCTGCCAGTTTGTATTTTGCAACTGACATCCATTTTCCACCGCATGCGTCTACAAGTAACATCCAGTGTGATACTGTCGGATCGAGGCTTGTTTCACCCTCGAATCCGTAAATGCGAAGCACATCGATGATGGTATAGATGCAGTCTGAGACTTTTTTGACTGTGTGCTTCTGCACAGTCGGAGCTCGCCCTGCTACCATTGGG